GCCTCGCGACACAGTTCTTGTAAGAAAGATAGATGGTTACAAGGTTAGGGTTCCAGACTCGCCAAGCTTTGGTGAAGAGGTTGAGCTAGTTCTAGTTACAGAGGCGGAGGTGGACAAGATTGGCTAGCAGAAGAAGAAGACAGAAAAGTATCGGAAGCGTCGTAAACGACGTTAAACGCCGCGTCACAAACATAGAAAAACGTCCAGGTGCTACTCGTCTTAAGAGAAACGTAGTTACCGGCGAGAAGATTCAATATCGCACGGTTCCTACGAAGGCAATACAACCTGACGCAATTACCGCAAACGAGGCAGAGTTTGGTGTTCCGATTGTCTCAGACACCGAGCCTACCGATTACCTAAAGGCGGGAACTCTCTGGATAAATCCTGACGACGGATCCGCCAAGGCGTACGACCTTCAAAACAACGAGTTCGTTCCGATATCAGACGTAAACGCGCAAGCAACAGCCGACGGAAAGAACAAAGTGTATCGACAGAACTCTCAGCCTTCAGGCGGAGTGTATGTAACAGGCGACCTTTGGTTTGACACTGATGACGATAATAAAATATATCGTTACAACTCGGCAACTTCAACTTGGGTTGGATTTACCTTAGGAGACAATGCGCTTGCAAGTATTTCTGCAAATAAAATCACCGCTGGAACAATTGATGCACGTATCATAACTGTTTCATATCTTGATGCTGGAAGCATAACTTCTGGAACTATGTCAGCGGATAGAATTAGCGGAGGCACCATAACAGGAGCATTATTTAATCTTTCTGGAACTAACTCCTATGGAGCATTTAGCATAACTAATACATTACGCTATGGAAGCCCTAGTTTAACTTGGGGACCAACGGCAACACCCAGTTTCGAGATATATCAATTTGGTGGAGGCGATGGGACAGTAATTAATGCTGGTGGCATTGATGGCTACGGATACATGTTTATAAACGCGTTAACTAGGATTGAGATGAAAGCTCCTGAAGTGTTTTTTGATTACACAATAAAAGTGCCTTCTGCCCCCTCATCCGCTGGAGCAGGAGGAAAAGGTATAAGAAATATATACTCTTATACAAGTCTTCCAAGCGCTGCTAGTTTTGTTGACGGTGACATAGTAGTAGTGTATTAATATGGATTTTAGAATAAAAATTGGAAGTAGCTGGAGTAATTCAATAAGCACCATTGCTATGAAAATAGGATCTTCTTGGCAAAGCATGCAAAGTGCATATATAAATGTAGCTGGAACTTGGAGTCAATTCTTTTCAAGTTCAGGTAATACATATACTTTTAGTTTTGGCAGTACGGTTCACATGGGAACAAACGGATACATCTCACTTGATGCTGGAGAAGGCACAACTAGCATAGCAAACACCACAGGGCGAGTTCTAGGTATCCTTCCCGCCGACCTTGAGATGAACTCTATTCGCTATGCGGCTGATGGTTCTAATTTTTATATGTTCTGGCGTGGAAAAAGATATGGGGGAACCAACTTTGAGATCGAGTACGAGGTTCACTTCATTGACGGGCAGGACTACGCGCTAATTAAACTAGTTGCATTTCCATCAAGCACCTACTCAAGCACCGCATATTACGTAAACGGTTCACGTTCAGGTCGTAGTACCATTACCGCAACAAGAACAGTTGGCGCAGAGTATAGAGTCTATTTTGGAACAACCGCCGCGTTTGCTACCTCGTTTACAGAGTATGGAACTTCAACGCATCCTGTCTGGATTGCGCAAAGTACCCTGACGGCAGGCAGCGCTGATACTGGATATATCAGCATAGTTGCAAGTCAAGGAACATCTGCCTCAGCGCCTACGTCGGTTACAAGTTCAAGCATCGGAACAACCAGCGCAACTGTTTCATGGAGTGCTCCGTCAGACCGAGGTATGTCGGCGATACAGAGTTATGACTACTCCATAAACGGGGGATCAAGTTGGACATCCACCGGGCTAACAACGTCTGCAACTATAACGGGTCTTAACAGTAGTACCTCATACACCGTGCTAGTTCGAGCAAACAACTACTTCTTTACAGGAACAAACTACGGAAGTGTTACGTTTAGTACGTTGGTAGGAGGTCCAACGATTACTGCGCTTTCAGCGTCAGCGCCAACAACTTCATCAACTCAACTTGTACTCGTAACTGTGAGTTGGTCATCAACAAATCAGGCATCTTACTTCTTAAACGTACAACAAGCTTTTGTTGCAAACTACCTAGACTACGGCACTACCGAGACAAGTTCATCTCAATCACACGGTTCGGGTAACAACTTTTTAGTTTACTCTGGAGCGTCTGTTTCAATATCATTAACAGTCTATAACGGTGCGGGTCAAACAGGAGACTCGGTGACAAGTACTCTCAGCTACACTCCACCTATCGTAGCTATTCCTACGGTATCCGGTGTTACCGCATCATCTGTAACGGCCTCGTCTGCCACTATAAGCTGGTCATCAACGAATCAAGACACGTACAGCATAACAGGGTTGCCTAGCTCATACACAGGATTTGTTGAGACGTCGCGGGCTGTAAGTGGATTATCAGCAGGAACCACGTACACCGCCACCGTCACAGTTACCTCCGTAAGTGGGCACACCGCTTCTTCAAGTGTAACCTTTACCACGACCGCGCTTCCAAACATATCCTCCATAACAATGACTCCAGGAGGAAACTCTAATCCACGCATGACCGTCACCTGGGCAGCGACAAATACCTCCTCGGTCTACTTTGCGTTCTACAGAAGCTCAAGCAGTGCTGTCAACTCTCCTATAGATACGCTTATTAACTCAGGATACACAAATGGATCAAGCATCATAACAAACACCGGAGGATTAAACTTTTACTATCAAATCATTCTAGAGCCTTGGTCAGGATTAAATGGTACAGGATCTTCTGGAACTACAAGACTTTCTGGAGTAAAAAGAAATACAGTTAGTGGAGGTCCAACTACCTACAACTTCTAGGTACAAAAACTATGACACAACTAGACTACGATCTAACTACTAACGACCTGTTACAGATTGTTGAGTATAGGATCTCTATGTTAGAAAACTTTATCGCCATGAATAAAAGCATAAGAGATAATCTACTAGAGCAAGAAATGGACATGAAAAACCTAGATGAGTATCTTATTTTCATGGTTAACTTAGATCGCATGATGACTGCACTACAGGAAAAAAAGAATTCCCTGGAAAACCAGGGATAAGAGAAAAGGAACAAAGATGACAAACAAGGACATAACAAAGGAAGAAAAGCTGAATCTAGTTGCGGCGCGTATCCGCGGCGTAAAGGTTGATAAGTTTAACGCCGAGTTAAACCTAATTGAGCAAAATGCTCTTGAGACCCCTGAGCCTTCAGTCGTAGCAAGCGCAACCAAGGTCGTTGAAAACGCGGCACTGCAGATCGCGGCGCTTGAGGCTCAGTACACAGTGATCCAGGCAGGTTAATATACCTACATGGATACTCCAAAGACAAAGAACGAACTGATGATCATTGCCCTTCAACAGCGCATCGGAGAGATGGCCGCAAACTATGAGGGGCAGATTGCGTCGTTGCGTGCAGACTTGACACAGTTGATGCAAATAAATGATATAGTATCATCTGACGCCAAGACAAAAGAGGTAGGTAACTAGTGTTTGAGGTAAAGGACAGCGCTAGAACCTTACAGTTCAACGGAAAACTTCTAAGCGAGTCATCGTCGTGGCGACGTGACTCAACTCGCTGGATCGAGTTCGCGTTGTATAAGACTGACAACGGCTCATACGTGTTGTCCCGCGTCGGCGTCTCAATAATCTATCACGGCGCGGCGTGTCCTCTTGTTAAGAGGTACTCGCTTAACGAGATCAACGCAATCGAGCTTAGGGACAACGCTACTCCTTGCCTGGAGTGTAATCCTTCGCCAAGTGCGGTGATGGTTTTTCCTGAGAAGTATCGCTACTGGGCACAGGTAAGCGATGATCCAAACGCGGTGCTTGAGGCGCTATACAAGTACGACGACGGAGGTGCACGCTACCTAACTAAGGTTGCAGAGCGTCTTCTTGAGGACGCATCCGAGGTAGATAAAGGTATAGAGTCAATATACCGGGTGGAGCTTATTCCTTAATTAGTTTTTTTGTTATATAATTTTTACACGACGCATACCAAAGGACGAGATGTTTATAGTAGTTGAAGGCACGGACGCCTCAGGCAAGACCTCGCTGATCTCCGCGGTTGAGAACGAGGTTAAGAGACGCTACCCAGATAGAAAAATAACCATGTCTCACAAGGGCCGTCCTCTCGAGGAAACACGTCGCTGGGTACTAAATGAATACGTAACGTCCTGCGAGGACATTAACTTTACAAATGAAACGATAATCTCAGATCGCTGGCACTGGGGCGAGATCACATACGCGCCGTTAAAGCGTAAGCACACAAACATAGACGGATATGGCCTTCTTGGAAAATCAGGATGGCGTTGGACCGAGCTATTTTTACTGTCGCGCGGAATCGCGGAGTTTTGGCTATACCAGCCTCTGGAGATCGTCAAGTCACGTCTAGGATCTCGCGGTGATGACTTTGTTAAGGTCAACGAGCTTGAGAGTATTCTTGAGCAATACGAGGTTGCGTCGATACTTTCTCCAGCTCTTACCGAGATGCTTAAGCCTGGACCAAACAGTCTTGACAAGGTAGATGAGCTTGCAAGATACGTCGTTGACGAGGCTGAGAAAAAACTTAATGAGACTAGGTATATACGTAGGTATAAAAAATACATCGGATCGCCTAACCCAGACGCGCTTCTTGTTGGAGACCGACGAAACATAGTTGAAAGATACGGCGAGGAAACTCAACTACCCTTTATGCCGGTTGACGGAAACTCTGGAGAATTTTTACTGTCAGCTCTTCCAGATAAGTTTTGGAAAAACGTTGGAATCGTAAACGCAAACGACGTCGAGTTTAACCTACACGATCTTTGGCTAGACCTTAACCGTCCGCGAATAGTTGTGCTTGGCCGTCTTGCCGAGAAGACAGTCATGCGCACGGAGATAAACCCAAGACACTACGACGTTCTTCCTCACCCGCAGTACGTACGACGTTTTCACAACAAGGACAAGGAAATATACGGCAAGGCAATTGAAAAAAGTGCCTATGACAACCTAGAAAAGGACAGCCCATGGATACTGCGGTAATAAACATACCTGACGCGGTCAACGGCTACGTTGATCTTGTTCAGCACGTTCTCAAGCACGGCAAGGAGGCTGCCCCGCGTGGAATGAAGACCCGCGAGATCGAGGACGCGGTAATTCGCATTGACGACGTACATAACACACTGCCGCTGGGCGTAGGACGCGGAACGGTCGCAGGTATCGGTGCGGTTGAGGCTTGCCAGCTACTTGCAGGACTATCAACTCCAAAACTTGTTATTGCCATCGGACCACAGTTTAAGAACTACGCGGAGGACAACGGACTATTTCACGGAGCATACGGATTAAGAACTCAGGATCAATACGGTCCTGTCATCGAGCGTCTAAAGAATGACCCTGACTCGCGACAGGCGGTTGTAACTATCTGGGATCCTAAGCTTGATCTACTTCCGAGCAAGCGTGACTATCCTTGCACGATCCTTCACCAGTTTAGAATTCGTGATAACAAGTTAAACATGTCTGTGTACATGCGTTCAAACGACGTGTGGCTAGGTGCGGCGTATGACTTCTTCCAATTTACGCGCGTTCAAATCGCGATGGCGTCAGTTCTAGGTATTAAACCTGGAAAGTACGTGCACCACGTCGGATCTCTTCATATCTACGAGCAGCACTACGCATCTGCAGATAACTTAAGGTACTCTGATAGCTACGCCCACATACCGGCGATAGTAGGATCGTCGTGGAACCAGGTTCAAAACTTTGCAAATCAAGCACTTGCCGCCGCAACACACCCAAACGAGATGATACGCTTTATACTTGATCCAATTGAGAACTGGTACGCAACCTCAATGCTTAACGCAATTGAAAAGAACAAGGAAAAGTTAAAAAATGAATGACAATGAAAACAACGACAAGGATCGTCTTGAGGTAGAGAAAACCTTTATACCTCCTCTGCGCGAGGCGGCAATAACACTTCACGTCATGTACGAGGAGTTAAGACTTGCAGGATTTAGTCGCCGTGACGCGTTGTTTCTTATATCCAACGTTATGGTTACATCATTATTTGGTCCGGTAGATGACAAGTAGACCATCTTGGGACGAGATATGGATGCACGTAGCGGACACAATAGCGCTACGTTCACGTTGTAGCCGCGCACAGATCGGCGCGGTTGTTGTCTCAAAGGACCAACGCATAAGTTCTACAGGATACAACGGACCTGCAAAGGACTATCCTGTTGAGGGAGACTGCATTAACTGGTGCCCGCGTGCACAGGGAGTAACACCGCTTGACAACATGTATGACACATGTCCTGCGATACACGCCGAGTCAAACGCCCTCCTATACGTGGATAGATCAAGAATGGAGGAAGGAACAATCTACATAACAGATGCATCATGTATGCAGTGCGCAAAACTTGTTTCTAACTCAGGAGTATCAAGAGTTGTGATGAGAATTCTTTCTAAGGCAAAACACCGTCAACCTGAGATTGTACTTGAGTACTACAGGAAGTGTAATATCGAGGTAACTATACTAGAGGATAAAATTGACCGATAATCTACAGGACGTTCAACTTCACCTTATCGACAACGTTGATAAGGCACGTGAGTTTTTGTCATGGTTAGGTGAGCGTCGCCCACACAACGCGATTGCCATTGATACCGAGACCGGCGAGCTTCCAGGCGGTGTAAGAGATCACGCGTTGTCGCCTTGGCACGGTCAACTAAGACTAGTGCAGGTTGGAGACGGCAAGCAAGGCTGGGCAATTCCTTGGAAGGAGTGGTCAGGTGTCTTCTATGAGGCTATGAGTAAGTTTGATGGACCTATAGTCTGTCACAACATAGCGTTTGAGGCAAGATGGTTTGATATTCAGTCAGACTGGAAACTTCCTTGGCACAGGGCGCACGACACTATGATCATGGCGCACATAATTGATCCTTTAGGATCAGGTGCGTTAAAAAGATTGGCCGCTCTTCATGTTGATGGACGTGCGGTTGCGCTGCAGGAATCACTTGACATTGAACTTATTAAAAATGGATGGACGTGGGGCACGGTTCCTACTAACTTTCAACCTTACTGGGCATATGGAGCTCTTGATACCGTTCTTACGATGCGCATCTGGGAGATGTTCTATGAGAAGTGCGGCCCAGGAGGCCCGTACAACAAGGCGTATGAGCTTGAGATGGCTACACGTCGTATCGTCACACGCATGGAGATAAACGGGGCAAGAATTGATCTTGACTACTCAAGGAAAAAGTTTGACGAGCTTACAGCGTATAGCGAGTCGGTAAAAACCTGGGCAAAGCAGACCTACAACGGTGCGTCAATATCAAGTAACATGCAGCTTGTTCGTCTTTTTGAAGGTCTAGGCGCGGAGATTACCGAGTTTACACCTACAGGTAACAAGGCGGTTACAAAGGACCAGCTTAAGCTGCTTACGATAACTGGTAACGACGAGGTAAGGAACCTAGCGGAGATCACATTAAAACAACGTAAGGCTGATAAGCTTGCAAATACATATTTTCTAAATTTTATTAATGATAACGTAAATGGATTTGTTCATCCATCTGTAAAAACACTTGGCGCCCGCACAAGTCGTATGTCCATACAAAACCCAGCGCTGCAGACCTTGCCAAAGGGCGATGACACCGTTCGCACCGCGTTCATACCTAAGGATGAAGACCATGTTATCATCACATCAGACCTTGACCAGGTTGAGTTTAGAATGTTTGCCTCACTGTCGAACGACCCAAACCTCATCTCACTCTTTAATCGTGCAGATGCAACAGGGTCGGATCCTTTCACTGAGATTGGCCGTGAAATCTACAATGACCCATCAATGCAACGGTCAGACAAGCGTCGTAACCTCATCAAGGGAACTGTCTATGGTAGACTTTATGGGGCGGGAGTTGCTAAGCAAGCATTAACAGCAGGTGTTGCTGAGCCACAGATGAGAACCGTATCAGACTCGCTTGATACCCGCTTTCCTGGAATGGCAGTATTTCAAAAACAAATAGAGGACGCCGGAATGCGTCGCCTTCGTGCTGAAGGACAAGGATATGTGTACACATGGACAGGACGTAGGCTTCCTTGCGATGAGGATAGAGTCTATTCTCTGTTGAATTATTTAATCCAGGGAGGTGCGGCCGAGGTATTTAAGTCTAACCTAGTAAAACTTGACCAGGCAGACCTAACAGAGTATCTAATCGTTCCGGTGCACGATGAAATTGTTCTTAACGCTCCACGCAAGGACGCGCAGGAGATCATGAAGGTTGTTCAGGAGTGTATGACGACACGTGAAGGTTGGGCAGTTCCACTTACTGCTGGAATTGACGGACCGTTGGAAAACTGGGGAGTAAAATACAGATGAGGCGTATATGGACACAAGTAAGGACTGCGCAGGCTCCGTTAAGAGTTAAGATTGCTCTTGTGCTTCTTGTCTTATACTTACTTAATCCTATTGACTTAATTCCGGACTTTATACCTGTCCTAGGGCAACTTGACGATATGCTAATTAGTGCAGCAGTGCTACGCTGGGCTTCAAAGTACATTGAGATAGAGAAGGTAACAAAATGAAATACGTTCTTGCAGTAGACCCAGGGAAGGCAAGCGGTGTTGCGTTGTTCGAGTACGACGGAGGCGAGCCTAGGCTTATCTCCTCAGGCGAGTACCAGATGCGCGAGTACGCCAAGCCCATACGTGATGCAATTACCATGTCAAGGGATAAAAATGTCCCTATCGACATCGTCTGTGAAAGGTTTACCATAAACATGCAGACCGTAAAGAACTCACAGGCACCCTATTCGCTGGAGCAGATTGGAATATTGCGCCAGATAATGCTGGATAATGATATTGATCCTGAGTCAATAATCTTTCAGTCACCCTCCGACGCAAAGGGCATGTTCGCCAACGATAAGCTTAAAAAATTAGAATATTGGCACCGCGGAGGCGATGGACACGCACTTGACGCCATAAGGCACGGATTATTGCGGTTTGTAAAGACCGGTTGGAAGCCAATGCGCCTACTCCAGTAAAAAACTACTTACTAGGTCAGTTTTTAATTACTTTTCTGCAGTTTCCTGTTAGTATGTATACATAACGACGAAAGGATCGGTCACTTGCCAGTTAGCGTGGAGTTGAGCGAGACAAACAAGCATATAGTTATTAATGCTGAGTGGCGCTTTAAGGAACTTTGCAAGAGTATCCCAGGAGCAAAGTGGGATGCAACCACCATGGTTTGGAGCGTCCCAACAAGTTGGGCTACGTGCCTCGCACTTCGATCTACCTTTAAGAGTGACCTGATTATTGGCCCTAAGTTGACCGAGTGGGCAGGTCAAGAGCTTACCAATAGAATTACCCCGGCAAACGAACTACGTGAACTAGAGACCCTTGAGGACCCCTTAAACGAGGACCTATTTCCGCACCAACGAGCAGGTGTAAAGTTTCTAGCGACGGCCAGACGTGCCCTACTTGCCGACGAACCTGGACTAGGAAAGACCGCCCAGGCAATACGAGCACTTAAGCTTCTACAGGAAAGTGGAACACCTATATTTCCGGCGTTGATCGTCTGCCCTAATACACTTAAGAAAAACTGGAAACGTGAGTTTGATAAGTGGTGGCCAGGACTAGACATACAGATAATTAAGGGATCAGCAACTCAAAGACGCAAGCAGTTTGACGAGCCTGCGCAGATATTCATCATCAACTGGGAATCTCTAAGAGGTCACTCACGACTTGCACCTTACGGGTCGGTTGCACTTGCCCGCTGCCAGGAGTGCGGCGGACACGATGAGAAGGTTACTGAGAATCGTTGCGAGGTTCATAAGCGAGAACTAAACGTAATTAACTTTAAGGCGGTAATTGCAGACGAGATACACAGGTCAAAAGAACCTAAGTCAAAGCAGTCACGTGCTCTCTGGGCTGCAACAGGTGACGCTGATATTAGATACGCACTTACCGGAACTCCGATCGCAAACAACGTATTAGATCTATGGTCAATTCTTCACTGGATAAGTCCTGAGGAGTGGCCAAGTAAGACACGCTGGATCGACCGTATGGTTAACACCATGCTTAACGCCTTCGGCGGAATGATGGTTTTAGGAATAAAGCCACACATGGAACCAGAGTTCTATGCCGCGTTGAATCCAAGAATGAGACGTATGCTAAAGGCAAAGGTTCTTCCATGGTTACCGGAAATGATGTTTGAACGTCGCGATGTTGAGATGAGCACTAAGCAAAAGAAGGCCTATACACAGATGCGTGACATGATGATCGCAGAGCTGGAAGGTGGCGAGGCAATTACCGCGCCTAGCGCACTTACACAGACTATTCGTCTTTTACAGTTTGCAAGCTCGTACGCAGAGATAGCGGTGAACGAGGAGACAGGAGAGATCAAGGCACTACTTGCTGATCCTTCATGCAAGGTTGACGCGCTTATGGATGATATAAAGAGCGGTGACTTTGGAAATGACTCGGTTGCGGTGTGCGCGGTATCACGACAACTTATATATCTATTAAGCGCGGCGTTAACCAAGGAAAAAATTTCCCACGGTCTTATAACCGGCGCTCAAACTGAGGACGAACGCCAACAGGCGGTTGATGACTTTCAGGCAGGAAAGATTAAGTGGATCTTGTTTACCGCACAGGCGGGCGGCGTTGGAATTACACTAACCGCGGCACGACGTTTAATCATGCTGCAGCGTCCCTGGTCACTTGTTGATCATCGTCAAGCACTAGACCGTGTTCACCGTATTGGATCTGAGATTCATGACTCGATCATAGTTACAGACTACGTTACAGAGGGAACTATCGAGGAACGTGTTATTCAGGTACTTGAGACAAAGGCAGATAACTTTGAACAGATAGTTCGAGACAAGGATAAGTTACTTACACTACTAAAGGATGATAAGGCAGGAACACTATGACCGAGCCACTACATATCTCAAACTCTGAGGTACAAACTTACAAGGACTGTCGTAGAAAGTGGTGGTTAAGTTACTACCGTAGACTACAGCCAAAGTCTAAGCAGATGACAGGCGCACTTGCGCTTGGTTCACGTATCCACGAGGCATTGGACATGTACTACTCGAAGAATATTCCACTACTTGACGCACATTCTCAACTTGTTGACAACGATAAGAAGATATTGGTTGAGGCGTATCGTGATACGTACGATCTTGAGTCCGAGGCAGAGCTTGGACGCATCATGCTTGAAGGTTACCTACAGTGGGTTGAGGAAAATGGAATTGACGCAGAGTTAGAGATGATCTCAACCGAGGAAATTATCTCAATGCCGCTTATGGACGACAAGGTTGTCCTGCAAGGAAAGATCGACATGCGTGTTCGTCGTAAGGCTGACGGTGTTCGTATGTTCCGGGACTTTAAGACGGTAGGCGGTTCATTTACCGACTTCTCAAGCATGGCGCACATGAACGAGCAGATTCTTACGTACATGATGTTAGAGACTGCACAGAACAAGGAAGGCGAACGTTCTGAGGGTGGCATCTTTACAATGTTAAAGAAGGTTAAGCGTTCTGCAAATGCACGACCACCTTTTTATGAGCAACTTGAGGTACGACACAACGTATTTGCACTTAGATCATTTTGGCAAAGAATTCATGGAACACTTAGTGACATGTTAAATACACGAAAGGCACTTGACGAAGGAGGAGATCATCGCTTTGTTGCGTATCCTCGTCCTTCGCGTGATTGCAAGTGGAAGTGCCAGTTCTTCACCATCTGTCCGATGTTTGACGATGGAAGCGCGGCTGAGGCTGCGATTGAGGACGCATTTGAGGTTTCTAATCCGTACGCATACTACGGAGTAGAAGAAAAGAAAGGCAGTGCAGACTAATGCTACGCCAACTTACTAAAGAGATGAAAGGAAACAGTGATGTCTGACGTACAACGTTCGTTGACTATCATGGTTTACGGTGAATCAAAGGTTGGTAAATCAACCTTTGCCGTTACCGCGCCGTATCCACGTCTCATGCTTGACGTTGAGGGTGGGCATCGATTCCTACCTATCACCGTAAAGTACTGGGATCCAATTAGAGAAGAACCACCAGCTGCCGACGGCACCTGGGATACAGTTGTAGTTAACGTTCGTGACTATGACGTAGTTCTTAAAACATTCCAGTGGCTACAAACTGGAAAACACCAATTCAAGTCACTTATCATTGACTCGATATCTGAGCTTCAGGTAAAGTGCATGGACTCGATCGCAGGAACCGAACAGATGAAGATGCAACAGTGGGGCGAGTTACTTCGTCACATGGGAGCTCTTCTGCGTGATCTACGCGATCTTACAATGCACCCAACTCAACCGTTAGAGGCGGTTGTGTTAACAGCAATGGCACGTCCAGGAGCAGACGGTCGTTCACGTCCATACCTACAGGGACAGCTTGCAATTCAAGCGCCATACTTCTATGACATTCTCGGCGCGGTCACCGTCGAGACAATGGCAAACCCAGATCCACTACAGCCTCCTTACAAGGTTCGTCGTATGTACGTAGAACGTACGAACGAATACGAGGCAGGAGAACGCGTTCAAGGACGACTTGGAAAGGTCGTAGAACAAGAAAACCTTGGAATTGAACGCATGTTGGATATGGTGTTTGGTCCAAAAACAGATGCAACAACTACAGCGAAAGGAAAATAGCCAACAATGAGTACACTTAATTGGGGCGATTTAGTAAAGGACGCCGGTGAAGTATCGGCAGGATATGATCCACTACCGGATGGCGACTACGACCTAGTTGTAGTTGAAGCCACTGCAAAGGTATCACAGTCTGGAAAGACAATGTTTGCCGTAAAGGCACAGGTACAAAACGGAGCGCACGCAAAGCGTTTAGTTTGGGACAACCTTGTTGTAACTCCAGATAACAGCGCAGCTCTTGGAATGTTCTTCCGTAAGATGCATGCACTTGGACTTGGTCGTGAGTTTTTCTCAACCAATCCTTCAAACGCTCAGATCGAGCAGGC